AGTGAAGTATTTGATGCGTATTCAAACGGAGTAGTCAAGCCTAGTGTTTTGTATCAAGGTGATTGGGAACTATTCCTAACTGAGTGCGAGGCGTTCTGCAACGATCCATTCAAGAAAGGCGGATTCGTTAATCCCTTCTTTGAGTTTGTAGCGCAGCCGATGGCTATGGTAGCGTATGAGCGTAAGCACAAGATTAGCGATGGTTCATATTGGGTAGATAAGATTTCAGCATCTGACTGGAAGTTAGCTACTCAGATCTACATCATGAACAGGGAGAAAAAGAAATGAGCAACTTATCTGAAATAAAACTCACTTTCACCTGCACCATTGCTACATATCATAAAGAATCAATCATGAAGGGGCGATTAGCATTTATGGATAACTTCAATGAAGCTGTCAATAAAAGTCTATGCGCTCCTTATATGGTAGGAATGGTCGGCAATTCTACATTGGTGCTAGAAGGTGAAACAGGATGAACCTTGAAAAAGCATTGCAATACAATAAAGGTTTTAATGATTGTTTACGTATTTTTGTTGATAAGGAAACAGGTATGAGTGCGAATGACAGGCAGGTAGGCGGTAAGCATTATAAAAAAGGCGGAGAGCAACATTGGGATAGAATCTATCGTTTATACGGTAGAGGTTATTTTGTAGGTTGCGCTACTAAGTATCTTGAGCGGTTTCACCTCAAGAACGGACGGGAAGACTTAGAGAAAGCAATTCACTTTATTGAAAAGCTAAAAGAGTTAGAGTATCCCGTGCAGGCTCTTGACGGCGGTCCAACAGAACGCTATGTAAACCAAGATTAATGGGGACTATTGTTTTTGATACTGAAGTTGCCCCAAACATGTTTCTATTAATGGGTAAGATTCTTGAGAGCGGAGAATACTTCGGTATCTGGGGAGATGAGGAGGATGCTCGTGAGCGCATCAAGTCTCTTTTCAAATCAAAAAACACATTCATTAGCTTCAACGGGGCGCGGTTTGACATGCCCGTCATCAGTTACTTTTTGTCTGGGCATTCTACGTCTGAAACAAAAGGCTTCGGGGACATCATTATTCACCAGAACTTGATGCCGTGGGATGCTGAAAAGCAGTTTGGCTTCAAGATACCGATGATTGACCATATTGACTTGATTGAAGTTGCCCCTAGTTTTGTGAGTTTGAAGACGTATGGCGCACGCATGAACATGCCACTCATTCAAGACCTACCATTTGAGCATACTGAGGTTATTCCTGAGGAAAGCCGACCAATGGTTTGGACATACTGTCAGAACGATTTAGACACGACTGAAGAGCTTTATAACAGGCTGCAAGGGCAACTCCAGCTACGCGTAGAGATCAGTAAGGAATACGGCTTTGATGCCCGTTCTAAATCTGATTCGCAGGTAGCTGAGCAAATGTTTATCAAACGCCTAGGTATAAAGCGTAGTAAGGCAAAGATACCTGAAAGCGTACGGTATATAGTTCCACATTTTATTAACTTTAAACGCGCTGACCTTATTGAATTAACAAGAAGGATGTCAGAGCACGTATATGAAGTTAAGCAGTCAACGGGGCACGTAGAGTTACCTGCCTTTCTGAAGGAAGACCTCGTAACGATAAACAATGGTATATATCAGATGGGCGTTGGAGGTCTTCATTCACAACACGATAGAAAGGTTTGCCATGTTACTGATGATGATTATCAAATTGTTGATTATGATGTTTCTAGTTATTATCCTTCTATTCTGCTTAATTGCAATCTCATACCTGTTAACACTGGTACAACCTTTATTGATGAGTATCGCAAAGTGTTCGAGAGACGATTAGAAGGTAAACGTCAAAAGAACATGGTAATTGCAGATTCATTACGTATTGCATTGAACGGAACATTCGGTAAAACAGCTAGTAAGTATTCAGCACTGTATTCTCCCGACGTTATGATTAATATTACTCTGACGGGTCAGCTTACTCTTTTAAACTTAATTGAGACTTTAGAGGACAATGGTATTCAAGTTGTTTCAGCCAATACCGACGGAATCATGCTTAGGCATAGACGTAATGAAGTCACAAAGGTTCACAACATTGTAAAAGAGTTTAGTGAACTCACAGGCTTTATATTTGAGGATACACCGTATAGAGTAGTAGCATTGAAGGACGTGAACAATTACTTTGCAGTCAAGCAGGATAGATCAGTCAAGATTAAAGGTATCTACAGCGCACCGACTCTAAGTAAGAACCCAACCGCGCCCGTAGTCTCTAAAGCAGTGGGTCTCTGGCTGGCATACGGTACAAAGTTCAAGGACACTGTTATGAATTCACCTTTGACTGACTTCATTAGTGTTCGCTCAGTCACTGGCGGCGGAGTTCAGGGTGATAAATACCTCGGACGAACTGTGCGCTGGTATCAAACACGGGAACAGTTACCGCCGCTAACCTATGCCTCAAACGGAAACAAAGTAGCAAAGACCGACGGAGCTAGAGAATGTATGACTATGCCTAAGGAATTTCCCGCAGACCTAGACTACGATTGGTATTACAAAGAGATCATGAAAGTGATTAAAGATATTGGAGCGGAAAGATTTTTATGAGCTATAATTTCAACATAAACGAAATAACAGGAAAGGGAAAAATGCAAGATGAATTAAATCTAGAGCCAGAAGTAGTTTGGGTAGTGGACAACACCCAGCGTAAAACTATCAAGGACGCAGCACGCTTCGGAGAAATTGAACACGTCTTTACTGACGTTCAGTACGATGACCCCGTTGCTCATGCCCGCGAGGTTTTAAAAGATTTCCGAGAAGGTGATTATTTATGCATGATTGGAGATCCAAAGTTGTCAGCAGTGTGCGTCGGAGTATTGGCGCAAAACAATCCTGGGAATGAGATTAAGTTGTTGCAGTTTGACAGCCGAACCTTTCAGTATTTCCCAGTATATTTAAACTTTTAATAAAGGAAATAAACATGAGCTTTATGGATTCCCTCGTGAAGGGAAAGCAGGAACTACCTCCCCGAATTTGTATTTACGGAAATCATGGTATCGGTAAGAGCACAATCGCGGCTCAATTCCCCGCACCAATTTTTGTTAATACTGAGGACGGTATCGATTCATTGGATGTAACTTCATTCCCTCGTGCCTCTGAAATTGGCGACGTAGTAGGAGCTATCAAGACGTTGCTCAAAGAGGATCACAAGTTTAAAACACTAGTGATTGACTCTGTTGATTGGCTTGTTGAGCCGTTAATCTCTAAGAATGTTGAGTCATCGTATGACGCAAAAGACTTAGGATACGGTAAGAATCAAGTTTACGTAGCTGAAGAGTTCCGTGAGATTCTTCAGGGTCTTGATGCACTACGCCGCAAAAAGGGTATGAATATCGTCTTACTCGCGCATGCCTCAGTGGTTCGTTATGAGAACCCTTTGACTGAGCCGTATGACCGCTTTGTACCTAAGTTGCCTAACCGCTGCAATGCATTGTTGCAGGAGTGGTGCGACGTAGTAGCGTATGCTGGGTTCAAAGTGATTGTCAAAAAAGCAGACGTCGGCTTCAATAACACTGTAAACCGTGGAATCACTACTGGAGAGAGATTGTTGCATGTGACTGAAAGTCCAGCGTACATTGCAAAAAACCGTTATGCCTGTCCTGATTCTTTTGAGATGACCATTGAGGAAATCTCTAAAAATATACCTGTAGTATCTTAATAACCTAAAGGAGTAATAAATATGTCTAGTAAATTTGGATTTGATTTAAATGAGTATGAATCAGAAGAACGTAGCTACGAGCCATTACCCAAAGGTGAGTATGAACTCAAATGCACAGAAGCTGAAGAGAAAACAACTCAAAAGGGCGGAACTATGATTGCTGCAACTTTTGAAGTAGTCTCAGGTAAGTATGCTAACCGCAAAATTTGGAACAACTACAACATTCACAATGATTCAGAAAAGGCGCAACGCATCGGTCGTGAGCAGGTTTCAGCATGGGCACGTGCCTGCGGTAAGCCAAACGCTACCTCTGTTGATGAATTGCTTGAGCGTAGTTTTACGGCGGTTCTTGATATTGAAAAAGGCACAAATGGCTACTCTGACCGTAACCGTATTGTAGGCTACGTAGGTAAGGATTCAGCCCCAGCAGTAAAATCTAAAGCTAAAGAGCCATCATTATTAGACTTAGAAGATGACAATCTTTCAACAGCTAAGGTAAAACCAGAAGCAAAAGAAGGTAAAAAGAAAAATCCTTGGGATTAATGTTTTACGGGGGTACACAGCTGAAGGTCGTAGTACTTAAATAAGTATCCTAAATACTGCCCCGCCTCTAATAACGCAATAAAGGAAATACATGGCAACTAAAAAACCAGCACCAATCTTGATTCCTGCAGCTGAGGATGAAATGATTGGGCAAATTTACGCAGCTATAAAGCAGCGTCAATCGCGCCCAATGAGGTTGTCTAGGCTCGGTGCGTCAGGCATCGGAGAGGAGTGCCTCAGGAAGATTTGGATGGATTGGCGTGGCTACGGCTCAGTTGAATTTGATGGTCGCATGTTACGTCTATTTGAGACTGGCCACTTGCAGGAAGACCGAATCGTTTCTGACCTCAAAGCTGCGGGGTACACAGTTTACGAAAAGGACTCAAACGGAGAGCAATTTACGTTTACGGACAAAACTGGGCATTTTGTAGTCAAACTAGACGGAGTTATAAAGGGTATACCTTCAGCTGAAAACACACCACACGTACTTGAAGCAAAGACGCATAACAAGAAGTCTTTTGATGAGTTGGAAAAGAAAGGCGTTGTCATTTCTAAGCCGATGCATTATTATCAAGTTCAGGCGGGAATGCTATTCAGTGGCATTGAACGAGGACTATATTTTGCCCTCGGGAAGGATAACGAGGCTATTTACGTTCGGCGTATCAAGCCAGACACGCACACTCAAAATGACATACTCAAACGAATTGACATATTAGTTAATGCAGAAATACGTCCAGCGCGTATTGGTGAGAGTGATGAGGCTTACCCCTGCCGATGGTGCGACTTTAAAGAGGTGTGCTTTGACAAGAAGCCGCCCCTCAAAAATTGTCGTACTTGCGAGTTCTCAAGACCAGTTGAAGAAGGTAAATGGTGGTGTGATCATAACGATTTTAATTTACCTATGGAACTGCAACTTGAAGGCTGTGAATCTTACGTTCAGAAAGGTAAATGATGGCTTATTTTAGTAGAAAAGAAGCATTAGATTATGCTATTGTTTATTGTGAGAAAATAGCTGAGGCTAAATTTCAAACTCCTACGGACTTTGTAGCAGTAGCGGAAATAATTTATGAATTTCTAAATAAAGATGGAGATATGAATGTCAAATGTACAATCAGAACATGAAGACAACGGATTTGATGCGTATTGGGAACAGTTCAATAACGTAGATGTCTTGAAAGCATTAGCAAAAGAGATCTGGGACGACGCATTCAAAGCAGGTGGAAAGAAGCCTTGGTTTAGTCTAACTAAGGAACAAATGAAGGCGATTAAGGAAATGGAGTTTGGTGAATAATATGGCAGATTTTTATTTAGGTATTGATCCAGGAACTTACGGCGCGTTAGCAGTGCTTGACAAAGGCGGCTCTATTGTTGACATATATGACATGCCGACTCTTGAGTATGTATCAGGCAAGTCCAAAAAGCAGCGTGTAAACCCGCAGGCAATTTGTGCTGAACTACGCTTATTTAAAACGCAATCAGTAGAAGGTATGATTGAGCAGGTAAACGCGATGCCAGGACAAGGCGTAACGAGCATGTTCTCATTCGGTCGTGCGCTCGGTATTTTAGAAGGCACACTGGCAGGTCTTGATATCCCCTATACCCTCGTCACACCGCAAGTGTGGAAAAAGGCTATGGGTGCAAACGCATCAAAAGACGGTGCTCGGGAAATGGCAATGCGACTCTGGCCATCAAAGTCTGAATTGTTTAAGCGTAAAAAAGACGATGGTAGGGCTGAAGCCGCGCTATTAGCTCTTTATTTGCTCAGGACTAGGAATGGAAGATAAACTCAAAGACGCTCACACTGCAATCATGGCTAGCGGAGTTTGGATTTGTTTTGAAAAACAACCTACAATCAAAGAAGTTGATGATGCTCGTAGATTGTTGAATCAATTAACTGATGAATTAATAAAGGAGAGGCTAGATGCTAACTCGGAAATTAATCCCTCGCAGGAATAGAAGTCCGCTTGAGACTAGGCGACGACAGTCTCGGCATGAAGTGTTAAATAGATTTAACTTTTTGCGGGCTACTATTTCAATGGGTAGATATAAACCTTGGAGATGGTGGCAAAAGAAAAAACCAGCTTACAGAATATGGGAGTATAGAAATCTATGAAGCCATTAGACATAGCTAAGCAATATGAAGAGTTTGAAGAACTTGAATTGCGTCGCGCTCAGATTGCATTCAATGTTCAACAACAGATTAGCGTAGTTGAGAGGATCATTGAGAACAACGCTAAGTATTGTCAAAGCCCATTAACTTGGAACGTAACTTCAGGACTACTGGAGCAATTGAAGACTTATGCTCCAGCAATTTTTATTACTGCGGAAGACAGTTTAGATAAAGCAATGAAGAAAGATATGGAAGCAGTAAGAATGAAACCTTTATACGGAGAAAACACATGAGAAAGCAAATCAGAACAATGCAACGAGCAGCACAGCGTAAAGCAGATAAAGCGGCTGCAAAATTGATGGGTTGGCCAAAGGCTCTGCGTCAATACGCAAAGAGATTAGGCAGTGGAGCTGAACAAGCGTTATCGTTAAGTAAACAAGTTGAAAGGGATAGTAAATGAGCGGATTTGGAGATGCTCCCGTAAAAGGTGAAGGTCAATCTCTAAATGTGGTGTATGGTTTTGCTGAAGATTATACTCCGCCTAAACCGACAGTAGAAACAACTTATGTAGAGCGTAGAGTCCCTGAGCACTTAGAAGATGAAGCGCATAAATTAATAGACAACTGGTTAATATCAAAGGGCTATGACCCAGAGGAGATTTAAATGGCAACAAAGAAGCAACCCGCAGTAAAAGTAGAAGCACCAAAGGTTGAAGAACCTAAAGAGGAAGTAGTGGAAGTTGTTAAGGCGGAAAAGCCTAAGCAGACTGAAGCTGAGATCCGTAAAGAGATTGAAGACTTAACTATGCAGGGTCGTGATGCACCAATGACTGACCAGATTTACGGTATAGTGAAACCAGTGCCAAAGGATCCAACAGATATTCTACCTGAACCTAATGGGTTACTGCAGGGAGTAACCGATCCTCTACAACGCTTTATCAATATGTACCAGCCAGGAGAGTTTGTAATGCGTCAGAACTTCCGTAAACACCTGCTTCAAGTTTTAGAAGACTGGAAAGAAAATGGATCATCAGAAAGTTTATGATCATCTAATTCAAAAAGCTGTTTTACGTGAAAATATGAACGGCTATTTTGAGCGGCACCATATTATACCGAAATGCTTAGGGGGTTCTGATGATAAAAATAATCTAGTAAAATTAACAGCTAGAGAGCATTTTATTGCTCATTGTTTATTAGCTCGCATTCATGGAGGAGTTTTATGGCATGCTATTATTCAATTTAAAGATTCAAATAGGTATTTTAGTTCTAGATTATATGAAAACGCTAGAAAGAAACATGCTATTGAAATTTCAAAGAGATTAAAGAATATTCCTAGACCAGCTCAATCAATTAGGCAAAAAGGAGTTAAACGACCTGATGTATCAATCCAGATGCGTGGTAATACTTACGGAAATAATTTAAAAGGTTACAAACATTCACCTGAATTTGGCAAAGCTATTTCAATTAGACAAAAAGGTAAAAATAATCCAATGTTTGGCAAAAAGCTCACGCCAGAACATAAACTTAAAATAGCCGCTAGTATAGCTAAAAATAGATTTGATAGAAAATGCATTGCTATTAATACATTGATAAACAGTATTTTTATTTAAAAGGAACTAATTATGAATTCAAATTTTGTTTGGACTGCTGCAGGTACTGACATTACAA